TTTCCAGCAGCCCCACCTGCCCCATCCTTTACAAACGGTATGGTAATTGTAGAAGAGCTTTGTTTGTCCACGTTAGCTTCATCCAACTCTTCCGCAACAGTTACAGTAAATACTAGATCTGTAATCGAATAAGCATCCACCTTATCAAGAGTCTTAGTAGCCGTAAAGTTTGTTCCAGAAGCAAACGCAGTATCTTCTGTTTGGGATATTTCTGCATTATTAAACCCTGCCCCTGTAAATTTAAATACAGGATTTTTATATCCAAATGCACTCGCAGTTAAAACTAAATTAGTATAGTTAGTAGTGAGTATTTCATCCCCATCAAAGTTAAAGAATGTAGGGGTTACACTAATTATAACGCTGCGTGGAACTTTACCAAGATCAGGATTTATAGCTAGATTTATTGGGTATGCTTTAAAGATTCCATTGTCATTTCGTACTGAATAAATTGCTGCATCATCATTCTTATCAAAACGAAACGAAGACCTAGACGCTGACACATTAGAGATAGCAGTAGAAAAACTCTTATCTATACGAACATCTGTAGCTGAAGCAATATAAACTACTTTTGCAGCTTGAGTGCTGCTAAATTTAATAATATCTCCGACCTGTAAAGAAGTATCAAACCCACTTCCAGTAACTTTATTTGAATTTGCGGCAACACTTACTGTACCTATAGAAGTCCAGTTACTCGTATGTGTGGTACTTCCTGTACCTGCGTTGTAAAAATATCCATACCCTAAGGCTTGGTCTTTATAATACTTAATAAGTTTAAGTGGATCAGCGTCGTCTCCGTCAATCATTATATAATGAGAAGCAAGTTCCACCTCATCATTCGTAAATGTAGAAAAGTCTAAAGAAGGTATAGTACTACAATCTTGAGTATACTCAGTTGCAGGACTTCCGTCAAATGTTCTTACTAGCTGAGGATTTCCAACAGGAGATAACGAATATGCTTTATCTTCCAGAGTAAAAATGCCTGCTGAAGTTACAAATGCAGGAGAAGATAAAACTCCGCCCAAAGCCATACCTAGTACTCTGGGAGTGGCTTGACGAGCAGGATTCTCTATAGTAAAGGTGGTTCTTGTAGTGTCTGATCTTCTTCCATTTTGCGCTACTGTACGAACCGCAATAGTAAAAGTACCCGCAGGTAAGTCTAGCCCAGATAAGCTAGTTTGATTTCTAGATACTTTTAAAGTTGTAGGGAACCCAGGAATATTACCAGAAACTTCAAAATAGTCTACGTAATCATAAAAATTACCATTTGAATCTAATGGATTATCCCAGCTTAAAATAACATCATCTTTTAGCTGCCCAGAGTTTAGGTCACTAATTATTACATAAGCATTGCGAGGCGCAGGAATACTTTCTGTAGAAGTCGGAGGACTAAAAACAGGATCTTGTGTAGACAGCACAAAATTTTCATCTACAGCAATATACTTTTCATTATAGAACTCTACTGCGGTAATTCCATAAATGTTCTTAGATTCTTCAGATATAGAAAGAATCTTGTACATTTTTTTAGAGCCTTCTACTTCTACTCCGGAAATACTTTCTTTAAGCACCCAAACACTTTCTGCGCTTGGAGTAGTAGAGAACGCACCACTAACAGTAAGAGAAGTTATTCCTGTACCAAAAGATGTAGAAACTGTTTGAGTCTCTACATTTGTATAAGGTTTCCAAGTTACATCTACATAATTTCCACTGTCATCGAGTATATTACTCGCCTCATTTTCTGTATCAATAGTTGCACCATCAATTACATCTCCACGAGAGTAGCTAACAGAATCAATTGTAGCCGAATCTTGAGCAAGAGTAGCAACACTATCAGTAAATAGTAAGCTGAGTTCATAGTCTGAGCCTGAGTTTAGCTCAATCTCACGATCCAAAGGTATTGTTGTAGTATTACGAGTGCCTGTATTGCTGACTCGTCCACTATACTTTAAATTGCCTGGGTAACGATCAGAGTCTTGAACATTGATAATATCACCAGGAGCTATAAATGCTGCATTGATTGCTGTCTTGAACGATACAATTTCAGTCTGATTAACCGCAGTCCACAACTTCCAGCGACCGTATCGAAGTGCTTGGCCTTCAGTAGTCGCACCAAAAGCTACTGCTTCTTCAGATATAATTCTGCCAGTATTAATAATATTGTCACGATCTTCTACTATTAGATTTTCTAGTTTATAGTTTGCTGCAGGATTATTCCAAGTTACAACTATTTGATTTGCACGAGTTTTACTGCCCGTAGTCTCATATCCAAATGCTCCATCAATAACATTTGATTTTGAGAAGTTATAAATAGGATCGCCAGGCTGGTCAGTAACAGTATAAACCTCACCATCCATCCAATAGATCATGCTTCGGAATACAGTGGCTAAGTCTTTTACTATTTTATAAGCATCAGATGCCCGCGTAAAGTAAACATTTGTAGTAAAGCGAGGCTCAAAGCCGCCGTTTCCATCTGGAACGAGTTCATCACAGTATCGTGCAATTCGATAGAGAGCGTACTTATCGATCTCATCTTCATTTAACCAGTCACCTAAACCGTAGCGATTATTTGTAAGAATATCATAAAATATCCATGCAGGATTATTTGTATAAGTTTTATCCGCACGGAAGTTTCCGTCCCAATCTTGGTAGGACGAAGTTACCGCACCCGTAGATACGTTGCGATTATAAGTAGCAACACTGTTTACACCTTCATCTCTCGTAACATAGTTTGAAGGTACTTTTACTTTTACGCCCTTACAATGGTAAGTTCGAGTAGGAACATTTTGAAAGTCTTTCGAATTTATTCTTACTTTCGCCATCGCAGTAAGAGGGTAAGAAAGATTTTCTTTAATAATACTATTTAAGGCTGAAATTGACCCATCAGACTGAGTAGTATAATTAGTATTTACAGTATTAGTGCCCGCATTATATGCCTGATCATTATTCGTAGTTCGTGTTATTTTTACTTTAAAATCTGTAAAAGGCTGATACTGCCGCATATCAATTATTTCTTCAAATATGCGTGGAGCATTGCTTTTTGCTAAATGCTCAACATTTTGAGTTACATTTTGGTAAGAACCGAATGAACCATCTCTCTCTACTGCAACATACATATTGTACCGTACAGTTGCTGCTGTCTGCTCGCCTTTTTCGTTACGATTCCATAGCTGACCGTATGTAAAAGTTACTCGAACTTCATCTACTTCTTCTGCTTGAGCTGCTGTAAGTCCAAAGCCAGAAGCAGATGTACCTGTATACTCTACAGTAGGATTATCTGTTTCCCCTGTATCATTATAAAGAACAGGGCTAAAAGCTGAGAAAGAGCCTCCAGGTCCTATAGAAATAGAGCCTACGCCAGTTCCTGCAGCATCTGAAAAGGCAGGTTGTATTAAATTACCGTTTCTAAATTGTACATCAAAACTACTATGCTTGGAACCGCTTGATACTCTGTCAATAAGAGAAACAGTCTCATAGCTTGTACCACTCAAATCACATTTATAACTACCAGTATTGCCAGGGAAATTAGAAGCAAGAGTCAAAGTATTCGAAGATATAGAGGCTACTTGAAACTTTCCATCAACAACTACAGTATATGTTCCGTTTGACAGGGCAGGGTTGATATCACTACCAGGTAATGGAATACACTTCGCTACTGTGCTAGAGCTATAACTTTCTACGTACCCTTCAAATACTGTACTGGAGTTTGAGTCAAGTAAGCGAATTATTGCTACTTGAGCAAAGTTTGTTCTATCATACTCCATTGCAGCAGTAAATATTCCAGTACTAGAAGTAATTGTTACAGAGTTTGCAGACCCAGTTACCGAACTACGAACAACTGAAGCGGAGCTTGAGCCATAGTTTCTTACAATAATAAACTTAGTGCCATTTTCAGTATCTGCTTGAATATCTTTAGTGTGTCCATTTCTATCAATAGTTACAGAAGTGCTATTAAGTGTAAAGTCAAACTCTACTGGAGTTTCGGATAATCTTACAAAACTTTGTGCGGTTACTTGGGCAGGGTCATCATTTAAGAATACAGAAGTTCCCCCATCTACTAAACCGTAGATAGGTCCCTCTGAAATGATATCAGTAAAGAGAATATCTTGACTATTTCTGGAAGCGGTTACGCCTGTTATAGGATCTATTACTTGGCTTATATTTCCGCCATTTCTCTCCATCTGATCTTCAAAGAAGCCTTCTATATCGCCTTTTGGAAAATTTATTATTTCTCCATTATATGCTATGGTGTTATCACTGGACGTAATTCTCTTCGACCCATGAATCATTTCAAAAGATACAGGATATCCAGGAACGCGAAGTTCTCCATAAAGAAGAGGAATCGGCATACCTTCTACAATATTTTGCGCTGCTCCATTAAATAAATATCCCTCATCTTCCTCGTCCACAGCAGGATCTGGAGCCATGAGTTGCTGAATGCCTGTAAGTGCTAGATTTGTTGCTAAAGCTGCTGCTACATTTGCTACGCCTCCTGCTAAACCTGTAGCATTTAAGCTTAATAGTGGGCCTCCTGGACCTAAAACAAATAATGAAGCTATTGCTACCGCCGCAAGAATTTTACCTCCACCAGATTTAGAACCTGCAGGAATAGGAGTAATAATTATATCACCTTCGCGAAGAGGTAGTAAACACTCTAAAGGGCTGTCGAGTTCTTGTCCTCCGACTTCGATATGAAAACCAATATCACAGTCAGCAGCATCTATAAAGTATTTCTTAAATCCGGGCTTATTTGCATCTAGTAGACGCAAAGCATCTTTAACGTTATCTCCGTGAAAAGAGTGCTGTGCTCCAAATTTTAAAGCGAGTTCGCCTTCAAGATAAATGTTACGTGTCATATCGGTATATTCCAGTTAAATACTTTTTCCATAAAGGATATAAATTTTCTCTGCAAGAAAGTCTGTTTACTGCATGATGAAAGAAAATATCATTACCAGTATAGACCCCGCAATGGTTAGGAACCGAAGCTCCCATTGTAAATATCAATAAATCATTGGGCTGTAAGTCTTCTACTTTACTAAACCCCCATTCTTGAATATGTTCGTCTGTAAAGTAGTTATGCCCCTGCTCCCACCAGTCGTCTAGGTAAGGTAGTCTGTTTTGTAGTTGTAAACCTAAGTGTTCTTTGTAGTAGTCTTTACACGCTTCGAGACAATCGAATTTACCAAACTCATACTCTCGCCCTATTAAAGGATTGACTTTTACTTCTGGTTCCAGTATGTTTAATTTCATATCTGGATAGCTAAAAATATAGTAAGGTATTCCTAAAGAGTTGCAGTATTTTTTATCGTTCTCACTAGCTTCATTCGTCCAATCTATATGATTATGGACTATTGCGAATATATCTGCCCGTCTCTTTATTGAAATATAGTCTGTCGGATCAAGTATAAAATCTTCGCTTTCTTTTGCTAAATTTTTACAAGGAAAGTATTCTTTTTTTCCTTTTACTATTCCAATTATACCGCAAGCTTCTCGAGGATAGTTCTCCTCAAAATGCTTCTGAATTTCATTAATCATCTAAACTTTCTGCTTCCTATAAAGGCTCCAAAAGGTAATATTTTGCCGGTATTTTTCTCGGTAGAAGGAAGCGAATTAGAGCTCCCTGGAGTAGCCGGTTTAAACTGAAATCTACATTTACATGAAGATAGTTTTTTACCGCACACATCTCCTTTTGACCAATAAGGAGAGTTTAATCCTGGAGCGTTTCCAGTACTAGCAAGAGTGCATCTCCATACTGTTGTTTGATTTCCATCATTATACTCTACGTACTGTCCAACTGAATAAGAAGTGCCAGAACTATAAGTAGTGTACGTTTCGAAATCTCCTGCAACTGTAGAGCCGGAAGGGATTATTGGAGCGTCATCTTCTGTAAAGTATGCCTTGTGCGTATTGACACCGCCGGAGCCATCTGCATAAGATATTGTACTATTCTTATCCCAAATACAGCCGCCCTTTTGATCTAAGCTATAGCCTTGATATTGCCAAGAACAGTATTTTCCTATAACTTTTCTATTTGGTAGAGTTATTCCTGATAAGTCATAAGGAGCTGCTAGTTCATAGGTTACTGCGGTGCTGTTCTCTCCTGAAATTCTATCAATAATAAATTTACGAATAGGAAACTCTATAGGAGGTGAAGCATCTCCTGTCTCTCCATATAAATACTTTTTAAGAGTAGTACGCCTTGTCAGTCTTTCTCCGACAAGATTTTCTGCTTTAATATTGCCAATAGCTGCTGAAAATGTGTTTGCTACATTTGCAACAGTTAGGCTAGGTCGATTAATAGCACCATCTGCACCAAGTTCTACTCCATCCATTATGATTGGAAATGCAATATATTCTCTAATAGTATAAGGACTAGTGCGATCTCTAAATTGAACAGTGCTTAAATCTTCTTCTAATCCAGAATGAAAGTACAAAGTTGTACCGTCTATAGTAAGCTCATAAAGCTCTACTAATGCACTCCCAGGTTCTTGTAGCTGTACTACTTCAATTAACTCGCTCATGCTTCATAAACTCTTTTAAGTGTTGCTGATACGGAATAAAACCCATCGTGACGGTAGCTCTGACTATAGTTTTGGCATACTACTTTAATTGCTAATTCTCCGCCTGCTGCATTATCATCAGGTATTGTATACGTAAATGAAGTAGCTCCTTTTAAAGATGCAAAGTATCCAGTAATATCATCTACTTCGGCAGCAGTACGATTATTAAAAGTTACATTGAACATCTCATCTATGGAGTTAATTCCGTCCGCAATGCGTTGTTCATAACCGTCTCCAAATCTAGCCACTAGAACTCTTGGATTGGATTGTCTTGCTATGCCTCTATCAGGAGAAATTGAACGACTTCCATAAGTTGCTGATGTTGTAAATCCAAGTGCCATTATGTTGCTCCATGTAGGTTACTTACCTATATTTTCTTTTTGATACCTTAAATCAGTTTGTATTATTAAAACTTGTTTTTGCAAATCTATTACTTGTTCTTCAAGTTTTCTAATGTCTGGAAATACATAACTATTTTGATTGCTTCTAAGGCTTTTTGTTTCATCATAATTATTATCAATTTTTTCCATCACAGTTGCATATCCCCAAGTAGCAACCGACACTATAACAAGAATTTGTAGTAACCAGACTATGCTTATAGTGATTTCTGACTTATCATTAAGTTCAGGTGGCTTTGATGTCATTATGCGGCCCCGTAGGGATTTAATATACCTCCTGATCGTTTTTGATTCTGAAGTTCTTGTTGTACCGCTCGTGCAATAACTTGTCCAAGGTTTCCTGCTTGTGCCGAATCTTGTTGCATATTCGTTGAGGCCCCGCCTTGGCTATCTACAGATACATTTACAGTAACATTGTTTTGTTGACCTGCCCCTTTCATATCCACAGGTATTGCTTTCCCATTTGGCATTGGTACTATTGCTTCATTATATCTACCTTCTCCAACTAATCCTAGTGTAGGTTTAGTTGCAATGCCTCCATTTGCGTATGCTTGGAATCCACCTTTTACCATTCCACCATTTGCAAAACCTAAGAAGCCACCTATGCCTCCTGTAAATAATTTACCAAGTAAAGGCATTATTCCTTGAAATAATCTTCCAAAGCCTTGTATTAAAGGATTGTCTTTTGAAAATATCCCCTTCAATCCTTGGAAGAAAGGATTTTCTGTTTTTGAAAAGAAATTTATAAGAGGAGAGAAAAGACCTCCGGCCCTGCTAACCCCTGACTCAGAAACTGTTCCTTGCTCATCCTCTACAGAAGTTTTTACTTTTCTTCCGAATAAGACTGCTCCTATACCTGCTCCTATACCTGCTAGCGCTCCTCCGGTTTTTTTCTTGCTAGGCTCTGGAGGTCCTACAAAGTCGCTATCCATTAACACATCTGACAGAACTCCGGTAGTGCTCATTGATGCTGCTGCTTCTCTGAAAGCTTGCTTAATCGCAGCTCCTACAGCAGCAGCTCCTTCAGTTAACGCACCAGCAACTTTTATTGCGCCTTGCTGCGCTTTCATAAGAGGATCAGTACCCATGATGATATCAGTAAGCTGCCCTGCAAGTTTATCTGCTATACCTTCTAGAACTCCTTTACCTATATTTAGAATTGCGTCTTTAAAACTCTTTTCGCTTCCCTTAATGATTGCAGCAATATTAGACTGTAAGTTACCTTCTAATGCTTGATTAGCTGCATCTAAAACTTGGAAGGACAGGTTTCTTTGTCTTTCTAATGAGGCTTCTTTTTCCTCATTTAGCTTTAATTCCTGGCCTAAATTAGCCAGCCTCCTAACTTGATCAGTTGTAATACCTCCACTTTGCTTAGATACAGCAAGTAGTACACTTTCTATACTTTCTTGAATAGATAATGTTTTATTATTTAATTCTTTTGACTCTAATTCTGCCTGAATAAGTTTTTGCTGTCCTGCGGTCTTGCCTCTAATAGCGGTGACCTGCCTTACAGCTAATTCATTATTTCTAATTACAGATTTTTGCTCTAATGAATCTATTTTTTCTAATATATTTAGCTCGTCCGTGCGAAGACGTAATCTAGCTGCGAACTTCACAAGTAACTCTTCTTGTTCTGCAGGAATTATACCAATTATCTTACTAAGCAATTCTCTTTCAGCTTTTATAGTACCCATTAAAGTTTGGTACTTACTTTCTGGAGCTAGTGATTGAATTATCGAAGTAAACTCATTTGCATTGTCTTTTTGTAATCTTTGGTATTGAGTAAATACAGCCGCTTGGTCATTTACTCCGGCATATTGTTTCTCTAAGCTAGCTAAAAGCTCTTGCTGCACTCTTGAGTCTGTCGCATTATTTAACTCTTTTAATGTTTCTAAGTAAGTTCGAATTGGCCCAGAAACATTTCCGAACTCTTTTGTTAATACAGATAAAGTTTGTGCTTGATCTGTAAAATAAGTACCTAACTCTTGTAATCTCTTGTCTTCTGAAGTATTTAAAAATTCTCCAAAAGACATACGTAAATTTTCTATCTCTTCTGTAACTCTAGCCAGCTCTGAAGTATCTAATATTTGTTTTACTTCACTACTCTCATATAAGCTTCCGGTATTTCGTACAGGCCTAGCAGCTATACTTTCTAAACTTTTTTGTATTTCTGCTCGTTTAGCTATTAGAGTATCTATCTCCTTAATGCTATTTTCACTATACTCTTTAAAAGAAGTAGTAGCAAGTTCTGAGTTTAACTTTAAAAGTGGAGAGGACAGTGAAGTAAGTCTGCGCCCTACAGCTTCTAAAAATTGTACAAAGCCTGCACCGCCTTCTATAAGCACGGCTTGAATTGCATTAAAGTTTTTAAACTCTTCATTAAGTTCGGCAACTTTTTCAGTTGCCATATCCATTTTTTGATTTTGTAACGCAAGAGAGTCACTCAGTTCTTCGCTACCCTCTTTTGTCTTTATAAAAGCTCTTACAATTTCAAATAAAGAATAAGCTAATGCAGCATAACCTAAAAAAGAAAAAGCCATACCAATTGCAGTAGCAGCTAAACGCGCTGCTGTTGCTATACCTGCTAAAGCTCTAGTTGCAATAACTCTTGTTTTTGCCCAATATTTACCTATTGTTGAAGTAGCAACTTCAAAACTTTGTTTTATTTGTAGAGTAGATTTCTTAGTAGCTGCTAGCATTATATCCAACTCTCTGATATATTGCTTTCTTAGTTTTTTAGTTATTTCTGTATTTCGATTTACAGCACTTTTCATTCCTGCTAATTGCCTAGCAGTAAGATCCGCTCCCTTTCCTGCACTTAATTTTGCAAAAGCTGCACCAGGGAGGGCGGGTAGTTTACTAGCTCTTTGTGCGGCTGCTTGTTTTCCTGCCGCTCTGTTAGTAGTTGTAGACATTTTGTGCATTTCCATGCGAGCTTTTCTATATCCTACTTCGGCTTTTTTAGCAGCAACTTTAGATGCCTCTCCAAAATTACCGATAGCAGGAAGAGCTGCAGTAAGTACACTTTTTGCAAATAAACCCATAAGAGCTATTCCTAGCTGAGGGGTTTTATTTATTGCTTCGGCCACAGGCCCTAGTACTGTAACTGCTCCTTCTTTTAAGCTATTTACAATATCATCAAAAGCTTTTCCTAGTTTTGCAAATTCATTAGAGTTAAGTTGAGTAATAGCAGCAATTCTTGTATATTTTGAATCCAATTGATCTAGTACTTCTACTGCTACTGCCTGAGATCTTTCAAATTCAGTAAATTCTTTAGCACTCTTATTAATAGTTCTAGAATAGTTTTCTGTTGCACGATCTAGTCGTAAAATAATACCTAGTTCGTCTAAGAGTTCAGGTTCTGCTTTTGTTACACCTCTGATAAGACGATTGAAAGAATCTGTTACGTCTCTTCCCAACAAAATAGATACATTTTTTGCGCCTTCCGCAAGTTTTCCAAGCTGATCTGCTTGAAGACCTGCAGCGGTACCTATAGCGGCTGCTTGAGATGCATCCGTAAAAGTAACTTGAGCATCTGTAGCCGCAATAATATCATTAGATAAAGATCGAAGGGCTACACCTGTAGCGCTAGCATAGGCAACTTGCCCTTCTTGTAGAGCAACTAGATTACCTGCATTTTTTAGAAATGTGAACGCGGCAGATACTGCGAACAGGTTAGCTGCGAGAGTGGCGTAAGCAGGTACAAGCCCTCCATTAATACCCTGAGCCATTTTTGAAAAGTTTTTAGTAGTATTTGAAGAAGCACCTGCAGTGCCTTTTAATGTACGGTCGGTTGTCTTACTGCTTTCTGCAACCCCGTTTAGGCCCTTCGCAGCTTTTTTAGCTTTATTCTCTATCTGTTTGAGGTTGCCTTTATCATCGACTTCTACACCTATTTTAATCTTATTTTTTGCCATTAGCCAGTCACATTATGGGTGTAATTCTTACCACCGCTTTTAGCTTTACGCTCTTCTGCTTTTCGTTTTCTATCTGCTTCTTCTGACCTATGATTCATTAGTATTCGTTCATAGAGTTTCATGAAATATAAAGTTGTCTTAGGATCCTCTACGTTATAAATATCAAATAACTGTGAACAATGAGACCAGTCTTTTCCACAATAAGTGCCGGACATTCCTTCCCAGACATCTGAGAGAAGGTTAAACATAAAAAATGCCACTTGAACCTCTGTCGGGAAACTCG